ACTTGCATCAAATATGACTATATCTTTCGCCGTTACTCCAATTAAAACAGTAACAAAAGAAAGTTATTTTTTTATATTAGCTAATAATCTTAATTTTTGGTATAGACATAGTATGGGGTATATGCGTGCATATGTTGATGGACTTAATCTGGATTGGTCAGTAACTCCTGTAGTTGGTTATACATATCATTTTACTTTAATTTGTCAAGGTGGTGTATCAAATGGCACTACTTTATGGATGAATGGTGTTTGGAAACAGCAAACTACATCTACTTGTTCATTTATACAACCATCTTATAGTTGTGCTTTAAATAGTTCTGATGAGTGGTTAATGTCATATTTTTATGTTTGGCATAGGCTATTTGCTCACTCAGATCTTAAAGGTATAACATTAGATCCATACCAAATAGTAGATATACAATGAGAACTCCAAAATTTAATAGCTATACTAGAGTAAACCCATATAGCGGTGCAACTTTTTTAAATAAAAAAGAATTTTTTAAAGATAGAGATCCCTATGAACAGTTTGTAGTTTTTAATGCTACATTTGATAATAATACTAAAGGGTATGATATGGCTAATAGTGTAGCTCCTACATTTTATGCCGAAGCTTATATATCTGGTTATCAAGCAAATGCTTTTCCATACTATTTAAAATATCCACTAGCGGCAAAGTTATCTTCTGGATATGCTATTCTTGACGGAACAAATGATAGAATAGTTTATACAAACAATAACTATATATTAGGTACATCAAATTTTACTATAGAAATGTGGACAGCACCATTAAATGGGGGTGCTGGAAGTTCATATGGAAGATTATTTTTATTAGGAACTGATGGTACTAATGGGTGTTTTGCTATAATTAGAGCAAATAATCCTAATCCACTTCTTATATTTGCCCAAACATACTCTAGTGGTTGGTCTGATGTCATAAGTACTAACTCCGCACCAATATATGATAATACATGGAATCATATAGCCATTACAAGATCTGGAAATACATATAGATATTATTTAAATGGTATTTTTGTTGTAGAAACTACTAATGGTACTGGTAATAATTTAACAGGAAATACTATATGTTTAGGAACAGCTACTACTGGTGCATCTAATTTTTATAATGGAAAATATAGGGCAGTAAGAATTACTAAGAAAGTCAGGTATAATAGTAACTTTATACCAGAAAGAGAATTTTAGCTCAAGTAGATATGACAGACACAATAATACAAAATATTCAAGAACTCTCTATAATACAAGTAGTAGAAGACAAAATAATACAAAATATAAATGAAACTTCTAGTATTATAGAGGTTTCAGGGGATACTGTATTAACAGAATCAAATAATCCAATAATTATTCAAACATTTGAAGGCCCACCAGGTCCTGACGGACCAACCGGGCCACAAGGTCCAGCAGGTGGTGAAGACGTGGCACTTTCTAAACAAGTAGACTTTATAGATGATAATCACATTTATATAGGTGAAGCAAATCCAGGCTCTACATTTTCTGCAGCCGTATGGCGCATTAAATATATAGTAATCTTAAGTGATGGAGATGTTTCAATAACTTGGGCAGATGGCAACGATTCTTTTGATAATGTTTGGAACAATAGAGCGAGTTACTCTTATTCATGAATTTAAAACTTTTTCCAAATAAAATAATTTTTGGTGTTTTTTCAGAAAAACATGGGAAGGACTATGGATTCATGGAAGGAGAGATAGAAGTAATCTTCGATTCAGACGAAACGGCATGGGTAAAACCATGCCATCGTCTGATAATTACAGAAGAGCATATAGATTTACTAGTTAAAGAATTAGAGCCACTTGGAATAAAATGGATTAGAGGGTGGCAATCAGGAAATATGCAGGGTAGAACTATAGGAGGCAATAAGTAATGGCCATTAAAATTGAAAATGCTCCTGAATTGCCAGCTTTAGTATTTGATAGAGTATTTTTAAATTGTTTAAAAATTGATCAAGAACAAGATAATATAGATTCTAATATACCTATATATAATCTTACAATAGAGTATAGATTATATGCTGTAGATGAACAAGGAATACGTCATTATCAGCCGAAAGTTACAGTAATTACAATGAAAAATTACATGTNATCTGCAATTGCAAAAGCACAGNTGGGTGATATGGATTTATTAAATGCNATGGGTGCTATAGAAATAGCACTGGCAGAAATTATAAAAGATCAAACAGACTTAGGAACTACACAAGTAGTTAGATAGGAGAATTTAAAATATGACTATTGCTAGTGATTTTACAGTTGCTACAAATGGTGATGTTCGTTATGTAGGTGCAGCACATGGTGATCCAACTGCTGGTTACTATACAGTTATTGAATTTCACAGATGGCTAGCTGACTTAGCAGATGATGCTGTAGCATCAGCTACTTCATCAGATTTTCTAGATATTACATTTAGTACACCGTCAGAAAGACAGACGGATAACATTATTCAGTTATTTTCACCATATAATATTGACCAAACTGCAGCAGAACATTTATTTGATGGTTCAGTAATTCAAAATTCTGGTGCGGATATTTGGGATGGCTTGGTAGTTATTGCTAACCAAGGCATGAACCTTCAGATTGTTCAGAATGGTGCTCGTTTAACTAATGACTTCTGGAACTATGATGTCAAAGGCACACATACTGGTGCGGCTAACGCAACTGTTCTAAGCGATTCAACAAAAACTTGGACAACCAATCAGTGGGCAGGATATTATATTGAAAATACCACAGATACTAGTTGGGGTGTTATTTTAAGTAATACTAGTAATACTATCACTCTTGACACTAATGGGTTACAGGGTGGTACAGATAATGACTTTGATGTTTCTGATGCATACCGAATAGTTACTGGATTAAATAATGACCCAGTTTCCGGTTATTCACATCGATTCATGTTAAAAGTTCGTACAACAGGATCTGATCTTGATGGTCGTCGTCTAATTGGTCAAACTCGTGTATGGGGTAAAACCTTCTCTGAGTTCCGTATTGGTACTGGTACTTCAAGAGGTAATAACGTTCTTGCTTTAACTTATGCAACAGACCTTAATAATGCTAAGTTAATGTCTACAATTGCTAGTTACACAGGTATTTCTAATTCATCTGAAGGATATAATCCAATAGATGTTAATGCCGATACAACTAACGAATACTTCTATTCAAAATATAATGTAGGAAAACCAACTCGTTCAATCAACGACTTCTACGAGAGAATGAAGTGGTTAACAATGCAAGATTCAACAGAGACTATTTATGGTCTTACTGGTGAATTATTCCGTGGTATTACTCACCAGATTGCATACAGTTCACTAACTGGAGTATTTGATGATTCTAATCCAGTATCATGGACTGGAGCATCAGCTGGTACTGGTCAGATCATTGCAGATAATGGAAGTAATACAATGTGGGTTCAGTTATTAACTGGTTCCGCTCCTGTATCAACAGTATCTCTTTCGCAGTCATCTCCAGATGCGGCATCAGCAACAGCTGGTGTAGTAACAGAGCGAACATTAACCTTCCCATTCTGCGGACAGTCTACTGGTTCAGCTTTAATTGGTGGTTATGGTGTTGGTGTAGAAACAGACGATTTGACATCTGCTGATAAATTAACAGCATTGGATGGTATCGTTTATACACCACCTAATGTTCAGAACTTCTATGTAACTGGCTTAGTATCAACAGAAGATTATGTACTAGTTGGTCCAAAGGGTGTTGGTGATGACTTTGCATTTGATCAATTGTCACTAAATGCTACAATAAGCAGTGATAATGTAACATCAATTGTTGTAGCAGAAGCAATTCCTTCTGATACACCAACAACTGGTTATATTCGTGTAGAAGACGACGACGGAGTATATCGTCGTTTACACTATAGTGGTTGGACTGGGTCTACATTTACTATTGACACAACTGATGGAAATGAAGATTTTGGCGCTGGCAAGGCAGATGCAACAGCAGGAAATAATGTATTCATTGCTTACATTGATAAATTAGCTGATGCTGCAAGTGCATCATTCCAAGCAACATATGCTACAGATCGTCAGTTATGGATTCGTGTACGTGATGGAGGTGTAGGTAAAGGTAATACTCCAATTAAAACCTTTGAATCACAAGGTACATTCGGTTCTGCTGGTGGTACATCAACAGTAATTCGTACTAACGATTATTAATATAATAAAGGAGGCAGCATATACTGCCTCCTATTTTTAGAGGTAATGGATGGCTACTTATAGCACAGATTTACAAACCATTACTCTATGTGATAGTGGCACATTTACAGAGTTTACTGGATATACTTCTGGTGCTGCACCTGCTCTATCTACAGAAAACTATATTCATAATGGATCAGCGGTAGATCAAGCTACTGGACAAGCTACAGGACAAACAGTTTCTATAGCATTTGACTATGGTTCTAATATAACATGGACTTCTGGTTGGGTAGTAATTGGCTGGGCAAAGTTTGATGCTCCTACATCTATTCAAACTTGGTCAACTGGTGGAATAAGAATTGGTGTTGGCTCAGCATTAGGTAATGTTAGCCTATACAATGCATTAGGTAGTGACTTCGGTGATTATCCTTATGGTGGATGGCAATGTACTGCTATTGATCCTCAATTAACAGCAGATCAAACAGTAGGTTCAGGTAGTGGTGGAAATTATCGTTATTTTGGTACTGTATCCTATCTAACTCAAAAAATTACTAAGGGTTCTCCTAATGTTATTGATGCGTTTCGTTATGGGCGTGGACAAATAAAAGCAATTGGTACTTCTGCAACTTTTGCAGGTTTGGCATCAACTAATGATGCCACTACTGCTCGTTGGGGATTATTTACAGATAGAGGTGGTGTATATCGCTGGAAAGGATTATTATCCTTAGGTGATACTAGTAATACTGTTACTTTTAGTGATTCTAATAAATCTATATTGATAGAAGACACTCCAAGAGTATCTAGTACTTTTAATAAAATTGAAGTTGTAAATTCTGGATCTTCAGTAACTTGGACTTCAATAAGCATTTCTGGTGTACAAACATCTATTACTGGATCTGCTCCAACAAGTCCTGGCGATTTTGCTATGATAGATAATGCAACTGTAACAAAAAGCAGTTGCACATTTACTGATATGGGAACATTTGCATATCTATCCGGGCTTAATTCTACTGGAACTACGTGGCGGCGTTGTAAACAAATTAGTGTTGGTACTGGTAATGCTCCAACTATGACTACAAGTTTAATAACAGGTAGTACTGTTGCAGCAGATACTTCTGCACTATTATGGAATTGTACTCAAAGCCCAAACGGTAAGTTAGATGGAAGTACTTTTGTTAAAGGTACTAATGCACATCATGCCATTGAGTTTGGAACAAATAGTCCAACTTCAATGACTTACTAATATTAATTTTAGTGGATTTAATGCTTCAAACGGTCAAAATGACTCTGCTTTACACATAAAGCGTACTAGCGGTACTGTAACAATATACATAGTAGGAGGAAACACTCCTAGCTATAAAACAGACGGAGCAACTATAGATTTACAATCAAATCCAGTAGATGTTACTGCAACTGTTAAAACTGATACTGGTACAGCAATATCTGGTGCAATGGTACTTGTTAAAGCAACAGCTGGTGGTAACTTACCAGTTGATGTTACTGTTACAATTACTAATTCTGGAACAACCGCTACTGTTTCGCATACTAGCCATGGTATGGCTACTAATGATAAAGTAATGATTAAAGGTGCTAGTTTACAAGCTAACAATGGAGTATTTACTATAACATACATTAGTGATAATTCATATTCATACACTATGTCTTCTACACCAGGATCAAGTCCTACAGGAACAATAAAAGCAACATATGTTGCTTTATCTGGCACTACAGATAGCAATGGTGAAATTACAATGAGTCGTGTTTTTTCTGCAAGCCAACCAGTAAATGGGTGGGCACGTAAATCAACATCAGCACCATTTTACAAGCCAGGACCAATTTCTGGTACTATATCTACTTCAGCTGATACTAATTTTTCAGCAGTATTAATTTTGGATCAATAATGAATGAATATGATGAAAGATTTACTTTGATGCGTCGGCAGATAGAAGGTTTGCAAGGTGCTATAAAGTTTTATCAAGAAAGACGAGATATTGATGCTAAGTTAATTAGCCAATTACAGTCTACAGTTTCTGAATTAACTACTCAGATGCAAATAATTACACAATCTGTGGCAATTTTAAAAGCAAGAACAATGGGACATGGCTCTACGGTAGGAGTTTAATATGGCAATTTCTATAAATTGGGGAACTTCTGTAATATTTGTTCCAAGAAATGATTTAATATTAATACAGAGCACTCCAACAGAAATACGACAATTAAACATTAATGACTTTAGATTGGCTCTAAAAGATCTAGAGGATAGTACTGAAGGAATGCCTTTTCCCGATACTCATAATCATGTAGCTCCTATTTCTGTAGGTGGTGTTGACTTAGCAAGAGTCATAGAAATATTGGAGCCATATACTGTTACATTTGAAGATGGGCAGTATGCAGTAAATTTAGTTGGAGCAAATTCAAATATTGGAGATCGTACTAATGTAAATCAGGTATCTGTTAGATCAGCAAATTCAGCAGGTTTACCAGATATTGAAGCTATACAAGCTGCGTCTTATAATGGTTTAGTAACTGTTAGAAGTGATAGTATTTATTCAGGAATTACATATCCAGTAGGTACTAATAGTTATCCAGTAAATAATATACCCGATGCTAGAGCAATAGCTGCTAGGCAAGGTTTAAATGGTTTAAAAATTATTGGACAATATACATTAGATACTGGTGATGATATATCTAATTTTTCTGTTTATGGTATTAATGCCATGAATACACAAATAGTTATAAATCCTGGAGCTAATACATTAAATGCACAAATAGTAGATGCATATGTTACCGGAAATTTAGATGGTGGAGCTTTATTAGAAAGATGCATGGTAGATAATTTAAACTATATTAATGGTGTAATATATAATTGTATGCTACAACCAGGAACTATTAGTTTAGGAGGCACTAATCCAGCATACTTTTTAAATTGTTATTCTGGTGTACCAGGACAAATGACACCAGAAATTGATATGAATGGTACTGGTAATGAAGATACTCCACTAGTTATGCGAAATTATGCAGGTGGAATACTATTAAAACAAAAAACTGGTCCAGGATTAGTATCTATTGATTTGGGATCTGGACAAGTTAAAATAGATCCTACTTGTGTAAATGGTGCAATAACAGTACGTGGTGATGGCAAAGTTATAACTACATCTGGAGTTCATATAGATACTGGTGTAATTAATGGTAATTTACAGGTATACAATGAAGCTAATTATGGTGGACATATACATGATATTTGGAAAGATATGGGATTAAATCCAGGATCTCCAAGTGCAAAAGTTCTAGCTAATTTAGTAAAAGATGAAGTTTGGAACGCTCAAACAACTTCTCATATAGCGTCAGGAAGTTTCGGCGCATTTATACAAAGTAAGCTATTAACAGTAGCAAAATATTTAGGATTAAAATAATATGGCAAATATAAAAAGTACTTGGAACGCTATCAATGGTGGAAGAGGTGCTCAAGTATTAACTGCTGGTGGATCTCTTGGAACTGCTAATATAGCATTCACAGCAAATCCAACTGCTGGAGATACAATTAGAGTAAATAACACAATATTTACAATTTCTGCCGCTGCATCAACAACTACTAATATTAACCTTAAGGGTACATTAGCACTAACTTTAGCAGAAGCCGAGACAGTTATTCAAAGTAATCCAACTGTCGGCATAGGCTCAGGTATTATTGTTAATGTTGATGTAACTAATACAAATGCAGATTTAACATTCAGATTCCATCCAAACGCTTTTGTTTATGCATTCGCATCTTCTACCGATGGTGGTAATACTACTGATACAGGCTATGCTGCTGGTACAGGAGCACCTAGAATAGATTTGAATAAATCAGAAGTTTTACTTGAGTGGGCAAATGCTTCAGCAGCATTAACTTATTTAGATCTTCCTAAGGGTAAATTTGACGGACAACTCTTATCAATATATGCAGTATCTGTCGCAAATTCGGGAGATTCAGTAGGTATAATTGGAGATTTCGCAAGCAGTAATAATTTACTTACTATTGGTAGTGGAACTACATTTTTAGCTGCAGAAGGTTGCACATTATATTGGAGTACTTCGGGTGGTGTTTGGAAAGTAAAAGTAGCTAGTGATGCAGTAGCTTCAGCATTGCAATCAGTAGCATTATAATATAGGAGATAATTTATGGCAGGAACAAATACTGGTCCTTTAACATATAACCATGATGTAGCAGGAGTATATCGTAGAGTAAACCGTTTCATTGTAGAAATTCTAAAGAGCGTTAGTTCTGGTGGATCTCAGGTAAATACATTTGATCAGACACGTCTACAATCATACATTGGTGCTATTCGTGCATACCAAAATTGGGTTATGGCACAGCCACAACTTGATCTACCAGAGACTCATCCAAGAGTTATTCAGTTAGAGGTACCTCCAACGATTCCAGAAGAAGTAGAAAATGAATCTATTAGAGATGTAGTATATATGTTAGAGCTAGCCAGAGATGAGCTAGTAAATGGACAAAGTTCTAGAAATCCATCAGGTATGATATCATTTGATGCAGCTCGTTTAACAGCAGTAGTTGATAAGGTAGAAGCTCTTCTTGTTAGCTATGTTCAAACTGTTACACCACTTGATCTACCAGAGTCTAGTCCAAGTAGAACACTATCTACTTCTGGTCTAACTGGAGTTTAATGCTTAATAGGTGTGGGTAGCTACAAAGCTACCCACATTACAGCCACATTCTTATGAAAAGTGAATTAAAACGTGACGAAATAAAATATATAAGAGATTTATCTAAGTCTGCATATAAAAAAGGCAATGAATGCTATATATGTGGGAAAGCCGAAGATTTACAATTTCATCATTTTTATTCAATGACTCCACTATGGGAACAGTTTAAAAGAAAAGCAAAAATTACTATAAATTCTTTGCAAGATATATTAGATTACAGAGAGCAATTTAAGTCCGTACATCATAAAGAAATATATGATGATGTTATTACACTATGTAAGTTTCATCATATGGAAAGACTTCACAAAGTTTACGGTAAATCACCACCTCTAACTACGGCAGAAAAACAACGCAGGTGGGTTGAAATACAAAGGGAAAAGCATAGAAATGAGTCTACTAAATAGAATAATAGAAAAATTAAATCCTGCACAGCCAGAGATTCATATGGACCAAGGAGAGACTCAATCTTCAACTATAAATTCCTATTCTGCATATCAAGCGTTTAATAAGATAGAAGTTGTTAATAGAGGTGTGTCTTTAATTGTAGACTCAGCGGCAGAATTTGATTTTGATGTAAGAGAAAAAATTAGGGGTCTTGGAGTTAATCCATATAGTACTGGTGAAGATAAAAGAAAACTTTACAACTTATTAAATTTTAAACCAAACCCATATCAAAATATAGATAGTTTTAGAAGAAATTGTTATACTGACTATATATTGGATGGTAATATATTCATATATTTTGATGGGGCAGGGCTATATCATTTACCAGCAAATAAAGTAGAAATTACAACCGATCCTAAAACATTTATAAAAGGGTTCAAATATGGTGATACAGATTTCTCTGCTGAAGAAATAATACATGTAAAAGATAATTCTGCACAGTCTATATATAGAGGAGAATCTAGACTTTTACCAGCCTTATCAAGTGTTGGATTATTAAATTCTATGGGTTCTTTCCAACAAAACTATTTTGATAATAATGCTATTCCTGGTATAGTTTTAAAGACTAAAAATACTTTATCTAGAAAAGTAAAAGATAGAATATTACAGGAATGGATGAGAGATTATAATCCAAAAAGAGGTGGTAAGAGACCAGCGATTTTAGATGGTGATTTTGATATTGATTCATTAGGTCATACTGATTTTAGAGAATTAGACTTTAAGGATAGTATAGAAACTCAAGAGACTAAGATTTTAAAGGCTTTAGGAGTACCACCAATACTATTAAATTCTGGTAACAATGCTAATATAACTCCGAATATTAAAATGTTTTATATAAATACTGTGCTTCCAATAGTAAATCACTTAGTAAAAGCTATAGAATTTTACTTTGGATACGATATGGAATCTATAAAAGAAAACATATTAGCTTTAAGACCAGAACTAAAAGATGAAGCTGGATATTATTCTACTTTTGTTAATACAGGTATAATTACTATTAATGAAGCTAGAGAAAAATTACGATTAGAAAAGAGTCCAGAAAAACATGCTGATGAATTAAGAATACCAGCAAATATAGCTGGTAGTGCAGTAAATCCTTCGCAGGGTGGAAAACCAAAGCAACCACCGAAGGAAGATAAGGAACCTAAAAAATGATAGATAAAAAATTTAGTATTGTTTCTAAATTTTCAGTTGTAGAAAAAGCAGAATCAAATTCAATAGTAATTGAAGGATATGCAAATACAGTTGATAAGGATAGACACAGTGACATTGTACTCCAAGAGGCATGGAGCAAGGGAGGACTTGATAATTACCTAAAGAATCCCATTATATTAGCCTTTCACGATCATTCCAAACCAATAGGAATGATGATTGATTATTTTTTGGATAGTAAAGGATTCAAAATAGTTGCTGAAATTTCTAAAGCTGCTGGAAATATCTATGATTTGGTTAAAGAAGGAATTATAAGATCATTTTCAATAGGATTTACAGTTAAAGATGCTGATTATGACCCAACTACAGATTTATTCGTTATTAAGGATTTAGAATTATATGAGGTATCTGTAGTAAGTGTTCCAGCAAATCCAAATTCAATTTTTTCAGTAAGAAAAAGTTTTGAATCAGAAGAAGAATTTAATAATTTTAAGCAGGAGTTTATACATATGAATTTAGAAGAGAAAGAAGTTAAACCAACAGACTCAGAAGCAGATGCTACTAAATCTGTTGAAATTGAGAAATTAGTACAAGCTCTAGAAGCTAAAATTTCGGATAAAATTGAAAAGCAAGCAGCTGACGTAAATGCAGCTTTAGAATTAATTATAGAGTCTAAAAAGGAGAAAAATGAAATGACACAAGATGTACAAGTTACAAACAATGTTGAGAAGCTTATTGCAGATTTAGAGAGCCGTTTTGTAGAGAAAGAGAAGTCTTTATCAGAGGCTCTAGAGGGTCTACGTGGTGAGCTTAAGGAAAAGGCTGATGAGCTTGCAGCTATTCAAAGAAATAAGATGACCTTTGAGGATCGTGGCACTCGCACAAATATTGCTGAGAAGGATATTGATACTGCTGTATTAGTAGCTAAGATGTTGGGTCGTAGACCACAGGATACACGTTATGGTGCTAACCTAATTCAAAAGGCTGGTGCACACGTTGATCCAATGACACAAGATTGGGAGCAACAGTTCAGCACACGTATTGAGAATGATATTCGTCAACGCCTAGTTGTTGAGCCACTTATTTCTCGTAGAATTGCTATGCAAGCACCTACATTCCACTTCCCAATTAATCCAGAAGCTGGTTATGCATCGTGGATTGCATCTACAGCATATCGTAGTACAGATGGTTCATCTACTGGTACTGCAGTTGATCACACACTTACAGATAAGACAATCGTAGCTTATAAATTAGCTGCTAAGGAATATCTAGGATATGAGGAAGAGGAAGACACATTACTTCCATTAGT